TCGCTTCCGTTCGCGTGCCGAACAGGGCATTCAGGATTGGCGTGTCTCTGAATAATTCAGAAACCAACCAACATGACACCCTATCCGAAGCTTCACTCATGTCGAGGGTAACGCAATCCCTCGTATGAGATCCCCTTAGGGCAAGGTTTCTGTTAACTTCCTGATCTTCGAAGTTAACATGGCCTTTTGTCAGGCGATGGCGTTCAATATATGCCATCAATGCCCGACCTAATCCCTGTTGAACCCATTGAAATTCTAAGGGTTCCATCGAGATTAGCCTAGGGCCTCGACTGTCTTTTGGTACTAGCGCAACTTTCGCTACGCCAGAAGGAGCTTTTTCAAGGCTCCTGTACCAAGCGGCTTGAGAGGCAAGGTCCATCGCATTTGCTACAAAGAATTTGTAGTAAGGAAAAACTTGGTGGATACAGTCATATTTGACTTTAAAATCCATCTTTTCCCAGGGATTTTCTCCTGATGCAACGGCACCTGGACCATGACGTGGCTCGACAATATCATGATAGTCGAAGTCACAAAGCAAGTCATGGAGAAGCCTACGAGCACAAGAGATGACCCTCTCCTCTAAGGGAGAGAGCTCAGGTTTTTCAAAGCCTAAGCCCAAATCCACTAGTTTAAACTTCTCCAAAAAATCGGAGATAGTGGATGGATCATACTCCATCTCGTATTTGTAAAGCAGGAAACATATCTGCCTTACATCCCTCACGGCATTGATCTGTAGAGAACTGGGTGGACGCAATAGCGCCTTTCCATGCTCCCCTCTTTCACCAAAGATATACTTAAGGAGCCCCGATAGAAATACCGGGATTCCACTCTTGCTGAGTTTAAAACCAGCAGGAGGCGTTAAGTACCCATCCAGTAAGGCGCGATCAATTGCCTTACCTAAAGATGGTAAACCTTTGGTTAAGAATGTAAAGCCTTCATTCTTTACACGGGACCGCAAAGTATCGCAGTCCTTTGTGAAAGAGATCCGGTCTCCATACTGCCGCACCATGTCCCCCCTAAGGAGGGAGTCGTACAAGCCGAGGAAAAATCTCTCGGTATGGCTCTTAAGGGTCTCGCTTTTCATGGCGTTTCCCTCCATAGAGCTCCTACAACTTCCCTCCTGTTAAGGAGGCACATTTACAGTAGTCCTAGTACTACGCGCTTTCTGCTACCTCCGCCCAAAAAGGGCGAAAATGGCAGAAACTAACTGCGCGATCCTACCGAGAAAAGACACTGCCTTTTGAGCAGTATCGACGTACTCTTGTACGTCCTCGTCAGGAATTGGCTCGTTAGATTTCTCTAATAAGTCTGTCATACTAGGGCTCCGAATTGAAGAGTTTATCTTGATAGCCAGCCGTATCCAGAAAATTCTGGAGCTGAACTATCATATCTTCAATCATCGTTTTTGTTACGATGCGTCTTGGTGCTTCGATTACGAGGTACACGGATGCTGAGATAGTAGCAATACTATCTGATTCAGTATCCTCCTCCACTCGATTAAATCGCACCAGGTGTCGGTCCACCGCTGTCAACCCTTTCCCCGTAGTTTCGTGGGAAATGATGAGGGAGCGAGGTGCTCCCAATTCACGGGTAGCGTCTGATCGTTCCGATTTACGGTCTTTTAAACTTATAAGATCGTAGTCGACATCGACAGGCGTTGCGTCAGCAACTGTAATTGTATCTGGGAAAGCCATAGGATAACTCCTTGTGGTTTTGCAGCATATTAGCTGCCATTTTGGGCGAAATGCCCGGGACGGCCTGCAATAGCTATGCTATGCTAAAAGCAGGCTGGCGGCAAGGCCTACTTGCCTAGTACCGAACCTATCTGAGGAATGTAACCCAAAGATAGAGTCAGAAGGCATGCATCGACGGCGCACATAGTCAACTTCCTGCACGGTGCCCATTGATAACCTTTGGTCATCATTGAACTTCCAATGCAGGACGAACTCTTGGGCCTGATGACGAGTAATGGAATAACAAAAATCCAGGATCGTCATCTCGCTCTCTAGGTAGTCTGTATCAAACTGGGATAAGAAGTCTCCCACATTGATAAACCAGTCTACCACAAAAGAGTACGGTATAGCCTCCCATATTACTGAGGGGCTTAATCGTAACCCTAGTGCGTCCATAAGTGCGCGGTATTCCGCGTACTTAGAATCGATGAGGGGCACGCTATAAGTATATCGCATAGTAGCGACAAACTCAGCATCCCAGCTGACATCAGTCCACTTATCAACAGAGGACGATGTTGTAGCGTAAACCCTGTCAGTTTCCGTGTCAAATTTCTTACGGAAACGTCTGCGTTGGACCTTACCAATCCGCGACTTGAAGTCGTGGAACGCCTTATCAAAGGCGGTAAGGTTGCTGTAAATCCTTTTGCAATCTTGGATAAACAGCTTCCAACCAAATTGGTAGTTGAGGTTGGCACCCGCTATACCGCGTATCACGTTTCTCAAACGTGAATAACGGCGTCGTGGGTTCCAGAGCCTAAACATCTGCTTAATGTCTCCCAACTCCAAAATAAAGTTGGTTAGAGACAACCCGCTGGACATAGAAGGCTTCATTGTATCGATAGCCTCCTGGACCAGTTCGGGCGCAGAAACTGCCAATGGTTGCAGACTCTGAAGCATGTCAGTAGGTGCAGAGTACCAGAGATTATCAGCATGATAGGTACCGTCATCAGACGGATAATACCTATGCTGCCAAGAAGTACCAGCGGCCATCCGGCCGTGATACTTATAATGGTGGCAATTGCCGTACCGCTTAAACCGCGGTAATTCATCGGCAATTAGCTCATATGACCCATTAGGGACACACTCGCGTTGAAAATCACCGCTAGTGTTTTCCACTTCTGGGTCATCCCAAACCACTTCAGTATGTAAATATGCTGTCGTGGAACGGGAATCTCGTTGACGTACTCTAGACATAAAGCACCTCCTTACTTCTGTTCAGTACCCATGGTAACCATGGAGCCACCGGCGCTGTCCACCCCCAA